AACAGCCCCCACAGCAGCAGCCGCGCGGCATTCTTGAGATGTTCGGCGTTCAGAAGATGGACCCGGAGGCCCAAGGCGAAACGGCTTTGCCTTTCTACCAGCGCCCGACGTTCAGCAACCTTATGGGTGACTTGGCGATCGGCTTTAACTCCATGCGCCTGCGCCCCGATGAAGGGCTTGCCCAGCGCATTGGCGGTCGCCGTCAGCAGCGTGAACAGCAGGCTCAAACAAACCGTTCGATTGAGTATCTTTCACAGCAGCCCGGATCTGAACCGTTTATTGAGTATATCAATGCTGGCATGAGCGTCCCTGCGGCTTTGCAGGCGTATCAGGCAGCCGTTACGGGCGGCAAAGACCCAACGGCAATCCGCTCTCTCAGAATGCAAGCGGCAGACGCTGGCCTTACCCCCGGCACTCCAGAATATCAGGAGTTTATGTTGTATGAGGGTGGCTTGCCATCTAACTTCAGGGCGCTTGATTTGCAGGCGAAAGCGGCTGGCTATGAGCCTGGGACGCCTGATTATGAGCGCTTTATGGCATCCCGTGGCGCGTTTGAGAAGACTGCTCAGACGGCACAGGCCACCGCAGAAACGGCAGAGGCCCAGCAGCTTATTGAGATGACGCGGAACTTGCCTGGATTGTATGATGTTGTGGATGAACTTTCTGCTCTGGCGGACGTGGCGACATACACCGCAGCAGGGCGAGTTGCGGATGAGCTAGCCAAGCAAACTGGGCAGCCGATGTCCGAGGGTGGCAAGGCGCGCGCCGCATACATCGCGACGGTTGATAACCAGATTCTTCCGCTGCTTCGCCAGACCTTTGGTGCTGCGTTTACAGCGGAGGAGGGCAACAGACTGAGATCCACGCTCGGAAATGAGAACGCTTCTCCAGAGGAGAAGAAGGCAACGCTTGACGCGTTTATTCGCCAAAAGCAGCGTGAAGTTGTGGCGTTGGGTGGTTCCCTCCCAGAGCGGCCAGCTTCAACGGTTCAAGCGCCTGCTGACGCAGCGCCAACCCGACTGAGGTTCAATCCAGAAACTGGAGAATTTGAATAATGGAAGTAGAGCTGCCTGACGGTCGAATCCTTGAGTTTCCAGATGGAACTAGCCAAGACGTAATGAAGGCAGCGATTGGCCGTTTGCTTGGCAAAGCGCCAGCCGAGGCCGCGCCACAGCGCACATTTGGTCAGACACTTTACGAAAACGTGATTGGCAGCGGCGAGGTTGATACGCCTGGAGAGCGGCTTGGCCAATCTATTCGGGAAACCGGCAGAGCGTTCTTTCCCGGCATTGCTAGGGGCGCTGCCGAACTTGTTGGCCTTCCGGGAACGATCGGAGAACTTGCAGACGTCGGCTTCGAGAAGCTCGGCATCATCCCACAGGGGCCTGCCAAGGCAGCTCAAAGCCCGATATCAGGCCGAGGAATCCGCGCCGGCCTTGAACGTCTCACTAGCGGCGGAACGGAATACAAGAGCCAAGACACAATTCCGCGTATTGCCGGGACTGTTGGAGAGTTTATTGGCGGCGGCGCAGGTGGCCGTGTTGGACTTGCCGGCGGAACCGCAAGTGAATTGGCCGGCATGGCAACGGAAGGAAGCGCCCTTGAGCCTTACGCCCGCATGGCCGCAGGTGTCATTGGGGGCTCCCTTGTCCCTCGTGGTCGGCCAGCTTTTGCCGGGGACGACGAGGCCGCCCGCATGGCGAACCTCTTAGAGGCAGAAGGGGTGTCAAATATATCCGCAGGTCAGGCCCGTGGATCGCAGCCACTGATGCGTGCCGAGGGTATGCTGCAAGCCACTCCACAACAGATAGACGACTTTACCGCAGCCACCATGCGGCAGCTCGGAAGTTCGGACAAGCTGGCCACGCCAACCGCACTTTTGAACGTAGAGAAAAACCTTGTGTCGCAAATGGACGACGCTGTCAAAGGCGTCAGCATTGTACCAGCCCCATCCATCGGTCAAAGCGCCATGAATGTGGCCAAGAATTACGCCGACCGAGTGCCTGCTGCTCAATTAACGCCAAGAATTGCAGGCATCGCTAGAGAAGTTAAAGCTCTGTCGAGCGCAAACAAAACTGTCCCGCTATCTCGCCTCCGTGAATGGCGCACAGACATTGGCACCTACACGGTATCGCCGGATCAAGCGACTCGCAACGCAGCGCACGCCATGAGAGATCTTATAGACGACATGACTGACACGGCCTTGGCCGCCGCCGGTCGATCCGATGACATTGCAAAACTGGCGCAGGCACGCAGCTCTTATCGTGACTACATCGGAGTCAGAGATGCTGCATCACGAGCCGGGGCGGAGCGCGGCACGCTGTCGCCGACGGCTCTCAACCAATCAGTGATCCGCTCACAAGGCCGCGAGGCATATGCAACTGGCCGGACGACACCAATGGCCGACTTTACGAGAGCGGGGGCTGCGACTTTGCGCCAAGCGCCGGCGGTAAGCCCCGGCGGCGTGCGCAGCGTCAGCGAGGCTTTGCCACTTGCTGGAGGCGCACTATTTGGCGGAGGAGCCTTGCAAGCTGGAATGTCTCCAGAGATAGCGCTAGCTCTGGCGGCAGGCGGCACGCTCGCACCGGCTGCGTCTCAAGCTGCGATGAGGAGTAACCTTATGCAGTCAATGTTGCGCGACCCAGCGGCAGTTGCAGGTCAGACAGCTCGCATGTTACCCGGCCTGTTGGCCCAATAAAAGGAAGCACCATGAATCCCGAAGATATGATTGGCGATGACGAAATCGTGGACATCCTTGAAGACAGCATGGACGTTGACGAGGAAGAAGAAACGGGCGCAGGGCCAGAGCCTTTGACCGACGACCAGATCGAGGGGATTTTGTCCGGCGCGATTGATGACGCCGTTGACTTTATCGAAAGCGACATTGCCCCCGACCGGATCAAGGCGCAGCGATACTTCGATGGCGAGAGCGACATCGGCCACGAGGATGGCCGCAGCAAAGTTGTGTCGACCAAGGTGCGCGACGCGGTGCGCTCCGTTAAGCCAAGCCTGATGCGGGTGTTCCTGTCATCCAGCCGTCCGGTCGAATACATCCCGCGCGGCCCAGAGGACGTTCTAATGGCCGAGCAGGCCACAGAATACATGCACTACAAATTTGCAGAGCTGAACGGCTTTCGGGTTTTGTCGGACGCATTCCACGACGCGCTGGTCAAAAAGACCGGCATCGTAAAGACGTATTATGAAGAATACGACAAAAGCGAAATCCACACGTTCACCGGCCTGAGCGAAGCGCAGTATCTTGCGGTGATGATGGACCCGGATGTTGATGTGCTGGAGCATTCCGAAAACATTGAGGACACGCAAGTCGCCGTTGACGGTATGCAAATGCCTGAAATGGTATCGCGCACGCACGACCTGAAGATCATCAAGCGGGCAAGCACGGGCGACATCTGCATGGTATCTGTGCCGCCGGAGGAGTTCTTCATTGATCGCGGCGCGCGCTCGATTGACGATTGCTATATCTGCGGACACCGCAGCGATATGCGCGTCGGCGATCTTGTCGAGATGGGCTTTGACTTTGACGAGGTCGTCGAGCTGGACAGCTCCAGCAGCTTTGCCGACATGAGCGTTCTTGAGAACGAAGCGCGGCGCGGGTATAGCGTCAACCCCGACGAAGAACAGAACGCCGTTGACCCGTCCAGCAAGCTGGTGATGGTCACGGAGGCGTACATGCGCATGGACGTTGACGGCACCGGCACCCTGATGCTGCATAAGGTGATCTTGGGCGGCACAAGCTACAAGTTGCTGTCGGTTGAGCCTTGCGATCAAATCCCGTTCGCGGTTTTCGAGATTGACCCGGAGCCACATGCGTTCTTTGGTCGGTCGATTGCGGATCTCCTGCTTGATGATCAGGACGCGGCGACGTCGGTTATGCGTGGTATCTTGGACAACGTGGCGATGACCAACACGCCGCGCATCGGGATCGTCGAGGGCCAGGTTGACGTTGACGACGTAATGAATAACGAAATCGGCGGGATCATCCGGATGCGTCAGGCCGGTGCCGTTCAGCCGTTCTCGGTGCCGTTCGCTGCGGGGCAGACTTTGCCAGCCATGCAGTACCTCGACCAAATGATTGAGGGCAAGACAGGCGTAACGCGGGCCTCTATGGGCCTTGATCCGGATGCCTTGCAGTCCACGACCAAGTCTGCCGTCACGGCCAC